TTGAGCGATGGCTCGCTTCCCAGCGAGAGCAGCCCGCCCCCCAGCAGCCTGTCCAGAAAACCACTGCCGCTGAGGCGGTGAAGAAGTGGTGGAGCCCGCCGGAGGTCCGCGAGTCGTACCGGCAGTACCTCGTGAAGGACGAGAACGGCCGTGAGGTCATCTCGGGTGACGCTCCTCTCGACGCCAAGCACGCCCTGTACGAATACCAGAAGTACAAGGCCGACTTCGCCCAGAAGTTCCTCACGAATCCGGAGGAAGCGCTGGGGCCGATGATCCAGGAGATCGCCCAGCGTCAGGCCCAGCAGATCGTGGAGACGCAGTTCCAGGAGGTGCAGCAGCACCAGTACGTTTCCGGCCTGGAAAAAGAGAACGCCGACTGGCTGTACGAATCCGACGGCAGGACGCCGACGCAGGAAGGGCTGGCGGCCCAGACGTACATCGAGGAAGCCGCCAAGTTGGGCATCTCCACCGCAGAGGCGCGGTGGGAATACGCCACGAAAATGATCGAGCGTGACCTGCTCGACAAACTGCGTGGCATGCAGACGCAGAGCGCTCAACGCAGTGCGTTTGAGGCCGCTTTGCCGCAGCAGATGGCTGCTGCTCGGGCCGCTCATGCGCCGCAGCGAGCAGCACCGGATGCCGCAACTCAAGCACAGAAGGACATAGAGTTTCTTAGAAGGGAAGCGTCTCGCAATCCGAGTAGGGCTGCGGGGTCAAGCGACCCGAGAACACCGCAAGCACCTCTGACCTTTGAGCAACGTCTCGCCAAGCAGTTGGCCCGAGACGGAATCATCTGAAAGGGTAAATCGACATGGCGTCGTCAGTTGACTGGGCTCGCAGCATCGGCACTACTCTGACCCTCCATCTCAAGGAGGAAGAGCAGACGACTTTTCGGAAGTTCAAGGTCTTCGCCGCACTGCAAGCCAACGGCAACGTGGCGATGAATCAAGGCGGGCGCGGGTTCGACTGGCAGGTCCGCTATCGCAACATCCCCGTGTCCACCTACACGGGCGAGTCGCCGCGAGTCTTCGCTCGCCACGCGCTCTGGCAGCGAGCGAACCTCCCGTATCGCGGCTATTCCGTGACGGATCAGATCAGCAAGCGGGAGATGCTGGAGAATCGCGGTCAGGCCCAACTGATCGACGTGGCCGGGAAGATGAGCAACCGGCTGCGGGAGTCGATGGAGGAACACCTCGCAAAGGAGGTTTTCATCGACGGGTATGCCAGCGGCAACGAGAATCGCTGGATGGGCCTGGAGTCCATGTTCGCCGTCAACGGCACGGTGAACATCTCGACGGGTGCCCAGCGGACGGCCAACGCCGCCGACATCTTCGGCTTCCCGAACGACGAGTACGCCGGGCTCAAGACGGGTCTGGGCCAGTACGCCGGCTCGCAGTTGGCGACCGGCTCGTGGCCTCGCGTCCCGGCCGACCCCGAGTATGACTTCTGGTCGCCGCTGGTGTGCAACTACACCAGCACGGCCTTCGGCGGCCAGACGCAGACCTGGAAGGATCAGTGCATCGAGGCGATCCGCGAGTCGGTCAACCACGCGAAGCGGAACGACACTCGCGAGAACCAGATCGACATGATCCTCCTGGATCGGTCGCTCTACATCCAGTTCCTCAACCGGCTGGACCTCCGCGAGCGGGCCATCGTGTCGAAGACGAACGGGCTGCGGTCCTACGGCTTCGGTGATGTGGTGGAGATCGACGGCATCGAGACGGCGAGTGACTACGCCGTTCCTCCTGGCGTCGGCTACGCCCTCTCCATCGGCAACATGGAGATGAAGGTGATGACCGGCAACCTTCTGGAAGCAGAGGGACCGTTCTACAACGAGGAACTTTCCGCGTACAGGTACGCCGTCAGTGTCCTCGCCAACATCAAGATGAAGTCGCCCCGCAACTTTGTGAAGTTCGCGGCCCTCGCCTGACCCTCAACAGCCACCAGAAGGAGAGTTCTCGCAGATGAGTACGCTGACTGCTGATCCCGGATTCGCTCGCGGCCAGACGCTTGGCGTCACCGTGACGATGTACGAGGCCGAGAACGGCGACGGGTCCAACGTCGTGGGCGTCCGCAAGGTGTTCCGCGACGAAGACCCGAAGACCGGCGCTCTCAAGAGCAACCGGACGGTCGAGTGCATCGCCGTGAAGAACACGAGCGGCTCGGCTCTCCTGCCGGGTTCGGTCGCCAAGTTCAAGGACGCTGCCATCCTGTCGGAGGTGGACGGCCTTGCAACGACCTCGACGACCCTCATGGGCGTCGTGGACGAGTACCTCCCGGCGGCCGGCGTGGCGAACAACGAGGTGTTCTGGCTGGTGGTTCGCGGTCCCTCGACGGTGACGAAGACTGCGACGAGCGTTTCGGCTGGTGCGTCCTACGGTCTGTCGGCTACGGCCGGCTCGGCTGCGGCACAGTCCACGAACCCGCTTCTGGGCTTTGCCATCGAGACGAGCGCCACGACCTCCGGCCGGATTCTTGTCCGCACCAGTGCTGGCTTCTGATTCTGGTCATCTCACGTCGCGACGTTGCGGGGCCGCAGGGGGGAAGGGACGCCCACCTGCGGCCCCTGCTCTTTTCATAGGGAGTATCGACAGTGCCTTTGCCAAACGAACCTAGCCCGATGGGTCAGTTCGATCAGCCTGACCGGCAGGCGATCATGGCCCAGTTGCACACGGCAGGGCTGCTGGACTTCCCCGAGTTGGAGGACTTCAAGGTGAAGCGGGAGGTGGGTGCCGGCTCGGTGCCTGCCCCGAAGGACGGCATGGCCCCGATGGTGACGAGTGTCCCGCAGGCGGACAGGTGACGCATGGACGAGCATGGCGACCGGGTGCGGAAACTGAAGTCGGCTGCGTGGACTCGCAAGGAGGGGAAAGACCCGGAGGGCGGGCTGAACGCTGCCGGCCGTGCGTCCTACAACCGCGAGACGGGCGGGAACCTCAAGCCGCCCGTGAAGGCGGACGACCCCAGCGAGTCAGAGCAGGCCCGCCGCAAATCGTTCTGCGCCAGAAGCGCCGGGCAGGCCAGGATGTTCCCGGAGGCCGCCAAAGACCCCGACAGTCGCTTGAGCAAAGCGAGGCGAGCATGGGATTGCTGACATGCACTCGCTGCCGCCAGGAGCGGCCTGAGACTGTGGAGTTCTTTCCGGTCAATCGCCGCAAGAAGAACGGCCTGGATAGTTGGTGCCGCAAGTGTCGCAGCGATTACCGCAAGGGTGTTCGCGTGCCTCGCGGGGTCAATGACGTTGCCCGTGCGCTAGAGGCCAAGAAGTTGCCGTCGTGCGTTATTTGCGGAGCGGACGGAGTGATGCTTGTAGTGGATCACGACCACACGTCCGGGCGAGTTCGTGGGGCGCTATGCACGAACTGCAATCTCGGTCTTGGGCACTTCAAGGACGATCCTGAGCGGCTTCGCCTTGCCGCCTTGTATTTGGAGGGGCGATGTCTGTGCGGCCAGTGTGACGTTTACTGGGGCGGGAAGCCGGTTGGTCCGCAGGGGGGCACGCTGAAATGAGCGACAAGACCTGCACCGACTGCGGCCAGTCTTTTCCACTTTCCAGAAACCACTATCGCGTCAAGAAGGACGGGTCGTGGGATGCCCGCTGCGTCATGTGCCGGGCGAAGGTGAATCGCGGGAAGAAGTTGAAGCAGAAGAAGCGGGACATGTCCGCCATCGAGGACGGAGCCCTCAAGGCGTTCACGGCCGCAGCGGGCAGGGGCGGCGAGAACATCCCGCACTCCAGCGAACTCCTGGAGCGGCTGATGGAGTATTTCGGCGGGTCCAACGGGTTCGCCGCCATGATGGTCAAGCAGTATTTCGACGCCCCTCCCGGCGGATCGCACCGCACCAAGTTGCTGGAGGGCATCGTCCGCCTTGTCACGAAGAACACCGAACTGGGCGGGGCCAAGAAGCCGCTGACCCAGTGGTCGGACGAGGAGTTGGAGTCCGAGTTGGATCAGCGTCTCAGCCGTATTGCCATGAGTATTGGTGGAGGGTTCCTCAATGTCGAAGTCGCGCCGCAAACCCCCTCAGATTTCGCCGCTGCCGTCCGTCAAGCGATTGGGGTCGTTCCAGCAGAGCGAACTCAAGGAGATGCAGGCGGAGTTGGCGAGCCGCCGGATCGAGGCGTTGCGGCTGTACCAGCCGACGCCGAAGCAGGAGGAGATCCACCAGTGCCGGGCCAGTGAAATCCTGGTGCTGGGCGGCAATCGCTCCGGCAAGTCGCTTTGCACGTTCGTGGAGGACGCCCGAGCCGTCTGCGGCAAAGACCCGCACGGGAAGTACCCCGAGAAGGACGGCATCCTCGCCATCGTCGGCAAGGACTGGAAGCACATCGGGCTCGTCGTCTACCCGATGCTGTTCATGGCGGGTGCGTTCAAGATCATCAAGGACGAGCAGACGGGTGAGTGGCGTGCCTACAACCCCGTGACGGATGCGGCCCGAGAACGGGAGTCCAAGCCCGCCCCGCCGCTGATTCCGCCCCGCATGGTGGCGAAGAAGTCGTGGATTCTGAAATCCGCCCGCTACATCCAGTCCTGCACGCTGACGAACGGCTGGCAAATCTACTTCTTCTCCAGCGAGGGAGAGCCACCGCAGGGCTGGCAGGCGAACAGGGTCCACATCGACGAGGACGTAAACAACGGCGATGCGTGGGTTCCGGAAATGCAGGCCCGTCTCTCCGACCGGAAAGGCGTGCTGAGTTGGTCCGCCATGCCGCACAGCAAGAACGACTCGCTCCAGTCGCTTGCGGAGCGGGCTGACAAGTTGGCTGAGGAGGGCGTCGAGAACCCGACCATCGTCAAGTTCCAACTGCGGTTCCTCGACAACCCGCACATCCCGGACGACGAGAAGCGGAAGCGTATCGAAGGCTGGTCGGCGTTGGGCGAGGACGTGCTGCGGATGCGCAGCGAGGGCGAGTTCATCAGCGACTCGATCCTCTGCTACCCCACGTTCGCCATGCACATTCACGGCTACGACCGGACGGAACTGACGAACCTGGTCGTCCCGGACGATTGGTGCCGGTACTTAGCCATCGACCCTGGACATGCCGTCACGTCCGTGCTGTTCGCGGCCGTGCCGCCCGACGAGTCCATGCTGCTGGTCTACGACCAACTCTACATCCGCAACTGCAACGCCATCATCTTCGGGGAGAAGATGAAGGAGAAGTGCAAGGGGCAGAACTTCTACGCCTTCTTGATCGACATGCACGGCGGCCGGCTGCGTGAGATCGGCTCCGGCCGGCTCCCGGTCGAACTGTACACCGAGCAACTCAAGGCTCAGGGCGTTGCCAGCCAGACGACGGGGCACAGTTTCCTGGCCGGCTGCGACGACGTGCAGGCCCGCATGTCGGCCGTCCGGAACTACCTGCACATCCGCCCTGACGGGAGCCCATCCCTGCGGGTGCTGCGGAACGCCGTCCCCGACCTGGAGCGGGAAATCCGCCGGTACAAGCACAAAACCCAGTTGGTTGGCGGCACCTACATCGTCACCGACCAGCCCAATACGCGGGGCGAAGTCCACGCCTGCCAGTGTCTTGAGTACCTCTGTGCCTATCGACCTCGATGGCACAAGCCTAAAGTCGAAGTCGGACCAGAACCCTGGTACGTCGATTGGATGCGAAAGCGGAAAAAGCGACTCGCCTCCGAGTCCGACGATTTCATCTTTTTAGGCCCGCAGTCAGGAGCAAAGTATGGAAGCCGAGTCGTTTAGCCCGCCGTCGGTTCGCATTGGCGAGAGCGTGTACTGGTATCACGACCCGCTCAACTGCAACGATCCGACGCTGGGTTGGATCGTGGAGCGTCCGGGCATCCTGACGGTCAGCGTCCTGACCTTCTCGCCCAACACCGGATTCCTGGAGCGCCCGTCCGTCCGCCACAAGGACGATCCGGGCTTGCAGGAGAACTCCGAGTGGCGGCAGTGGGGCTGCTGGGAGTACACGCCGCAGACCGCTCAGTTGCGGAAACTCGATGGACTCATGTCTCAGATCGCCAGCCTGACGGAACAGGTTGCCCTTGCAAGGAAGCAAAACGGTGGAACCAAGAACGGGTGAGGACGCCCTTCGCTCTCTGGCGACGGGCTGGCTCAAGAAGATCGAACTGTCTCTCAAGCACAAGCGTCCTTTCACGGAGGACGGCCGGGAGGCCATGTCGTTCTTCGACGGGCCGCACAACTGGTTCTGGAAGGACACCTACGCCCGTCACGAGTACGGCTACAACCGCACCATCGCCCCGCCTGCGTTCCGCATGCAGGTGAACCGGGTGTTTGAGGCGGTGAAGTTGTTTGGCAGCGTCATCTACCACCGCAACCCGGTGCGAACGGTGTCGCCCGCCAAGTACCCCTTCGTCTCTCCCGAAGTCGTTGGCGTCATGGACGACCAGTCC